CATTATCTCCGCATCCGAAGACGGCGGCGATCCCGTGGCTGTCGGTTTCCGCGCGAAGAAATCCAACGGCAAATACAGATACTTCTGGCTTTACAGAGTCAAGTTCGGTATCCCTGCCACCAACCTCGCTACGAAGGGCGATTCCATCACCTTCAGCACTCCCACCATTGAAGGGACCGTTCTCCGCAGAAACAAAGCGGACGGAAGCGGAAAGCATCCCTGGAAGGCGGAGGTCACCGAAGGCGATACCGGCGTGGACGCTTCCACGATTTCCGGCTGGTACACTGCAGTCTATGAGCCGGAATACGACTCGGACGATGACAACCCCAATAACCCTGCGGAATAAGGAGGTAACCTATGGATACTGAAAGAAGCGCGAATATCCTCATCGGCGATGAGGAATACACTCTCGTCCTTTCCACCAAGGCTACAAAGGAAATCGCTGCTCGTTACGGCGGCCTTGAAAACCTCGGCGACAAGTTGATGAAATCCGAAAATTTCGAGATGGCTATCGGCGAGGTCGTATGGCTGATTACGCTTCTGGCGAACCAGGCTATTCTGATTCACAACCTCAAGGACAAGGAGCATCCGAAGGAACTCCTCACCGAAGAGGTTGTCGAACTGCTCACGGTCCCCGCAGACCTTGCCACCTATAAGGCGGCGATTACCGAGGCGCTCTACAAGGGCACCAAGAGAAATATTCAAAGCGAGGACGACCCAAAAAACGCCGAAGTCGGGTAAGTGACGAAGAGTTCTTTACCCGGCTTCTTTATTACGGCATCGGTCAGCTTCATCTGTCGCAGGATGAAACCTGGCTGATGCCGTTCGGCTTGCTCCTTGACCTGTGGGAGTGCCATCAGCAATACACAGGCGCAGCCAAACCTAAACGGGATTATTACATCGATGACATTATCCCGGACGGAATCTAAAGAAAGGCGGTGGTTTAATTGGCTGATAACTTCGGTTTGAAAATCGGACTCGAAGGCGAAAAGGAATTCAAGAAGGCGCTTGCCGATATCAATTCCTCCTTCAAAGTTCTGGGTTCTGAAATGAAACTGGTGGAAAGCCAGTTTGATAAAAACGATACCTCGGTGTCCGCTCTCACCGCCCGGAATGAGGTTCTGAATAAGGAAATCGAGGCACAGCGGCAGAAAGTTGAAACTCTCCGCGCAGCCCTGCAGAATGCAGCCGAGTCGTTCGGCGAAAACGACCGCCGAACTCAAAGCTGGCAGGTGCAGTTAAATAATGCCGAGGCCGCTTTGAACGGAATGGAGCGCGAACTCGATCAGAACAACGAGGCTCTTTCAAAAGCGGAAAACGGCATGGATGAAGCCGGAGATGCCGCCGATGATATGGGCGATGAGGTTGAAAGCGCAGGAAAAGAAGCAGATGATGCGGGCGGTAAGTTCGAGGCTCTCGGTACGGTGTGCAAAGCCGCCGGGGCAGCGATTGCCGCCGCGTTCGCTGCTGTATCCGCTGCTGCCGTTGCTGCCGGAAAAGCCCTGGTGGACATGGCGGTTGAGGGCGCTGCCTATGCCGATACCGTACTGACCGAGTCAACTGTCACGGGTATTGCGACCGACAAACTGCAGGAATATATGTATGCCGCCGAACTGGTAGATGTTTCTACGGACACGCTCACCAAGTCGATGGCAAAACAAATCAAGTCCATGAAGTCCGCGGCGGACGGTTCAAAGTCGATGGTGTCGGCTTATGACCAACTCGGTGTTTCCGTCACCAACGCGGACGGCTCTCTGCGCGACAGCGATGAGGTCTATTGGGAAATCATCGATGCTCTCGGCAAGGTGGAAAACGAAACCGAGCGCGATGCCATTGCCATGACGGTTCTGGGTAAATCCGCCCAGGAACTGAATCCGCTGATTGAAGCCGGTGCCGAGAGAATGAACGAACTCGGCGAAGAGGCGCGGAAAGCGGGATATGTCGTTTCGGACGATATGCTCAACGCTTACGGCGCATTGGACGACCAGATCCAGTATCTCAATGTTGGATGTACGGCGGCGAAAAACGCCCTCGGTACAGTTCTGCTTCCTGTGCTTACTGATCTTGCCGGAGAGGGTGTCGACCTTCTCGGAAAGTTCACGAACGGCATTCTTGAAGCAAACGGCGATATCGGAAAAATGTCCGATGTTATCGGAGATATTCTCCCGGAAGCATTGGATAAAATCATGGAATATGTGCCGGAACTGCTCGAAATCATCGGCGAAATCCTCGGCGCTCTCGGTCAGGCTATTGTGGATAATCTGCCGGTTATCGTGGAGTCCGCTTCACAGATTATTCTTGCCATCCTTACAGGGCTGATTTCCGCTCTTCCGCAGATAGCGGACGGAGCGCTTCAACTTGTGATGGCTCTTGTAAACGGCATTATTGCCAATCTGCCGATGATACTCGAAGCGGCAATTCAAGTCATCGTCACCCTGGCGCAAGGCATTGCTTCGGCTCTGCCGACTCTCATTCCCACACTCGTTTCTGTGGTGATGCAGATTTGCCAGACCCTTGTGGATAATCTGCCGATGATACTTGACGCGGCATTGCAGCTTGTGACGGGTCTTGCCCGGGGTATCCTGGACGCCATTCCCGTTATCATTGACGCGCTGCCGGAAGTCATTATGTCCATCGTGAATTTCATCCTTGATGCCATTCCGCAGATTATCGATACGGGCATACAGCTTCTGACTTCGCTTGTCGAAGCGCTCCCGGAAATCATCGCCGCCATTGTCGAGGCGATACCGCAGATTATTGACGGCATCATCAATGCCGTCCTCAACGCCATACCGCAAATTATTGAGGCAGGTATCAAACTGCTCGTTTCGCTGATTCAGGCGCTTCCGCAGATCATCACGACTATCGTGGCGGCAATCCCGGAAATCATCGGCGGTATTGTGGATGCGGTCATCGGAAACATCGACAAAATCATTATGGCGGGTGTAGAACTGTTCGTTGCTCTTATTGAGAATCTGCCGACCATCATCGTGGAAATCGTCAAGGCGGTTCCGCAGATTATAGAGGGCATCGTCAGCGCATTCGGCAAACTCATGGGCAAGATTGTGGAAATTGGCGGCAACATCGTCAAGGGTCTGTGGCAAGGCATTCAGCAGCTTGCTTCCTGGCTCTGGGATAAGGTTTCCGGGTGGATTTCTTCAATCTGGGACGGCATCTGCGATTTCTTCGGAATCCTCTCTCCTTCAAAAGAGATGGCATGGGTCGGCGAAATGCTCGTCAAGGGTTTGTCCGGCTCTATTGAAGAAAACGGTGATGAGGCTGTAAAGGCTGCCGAGGAAATGAGCGAGGACATTGATGATGTGATGAACGGCCTCGCAAAAGATATGCAGACCGCTCTTCCGACCGATTTCAGCGTAAACGGCAATATCGGCTCGGCTATTACCGATGCCGCGAAGAGCGCGGTTCAGAGCGGTATGTCCATTATTCTCAACATCACGAACTTCAACAACTACTCCGGCGAGGATATTGATCAGCTCACGAACGAGATCATGGTCACCGCCGGTCAGTTCGCAAAACGGAAAGGAGTGGTGTTTGCGTGAACTATTTTGTATATAACGGCACAAGCTCCGCTGATATGGGTATCCGTATCGAAAGCAAGAATGTCTTCTCCGCGCCGAAATACGATGTGCAGTTTGCGGAGATTCCCGGACGCCACGGCGACTTGATTGTCGGAGGCGGCCGATATCCCAATGTGCAGATAATCTATTCCGTGTTTGTCCCTGCGAAAACGATATCCGAATTGGCATCGAAAATCACCGCCATCAAGCGGTGGCTGTATACAAGCCAGGATGCCTATCATACGCTTACCGACACCTACGATACTGCTTTTTTCCGCAAGGCGGTATTCGCTTCCAAACTAAATATTGAGGACGAACTGAACCGCATCGGTGTGTTCAGCATCACCTTTTCCTGCCTGCCGTTCAGGTACTCTTCGGACGGACAGACGGCGGTGACTATTACCACCTCCGGGCAGTTGCTTACCAACCCTTACGGCTTTTCAAGCAAGCCGCTTATAAGGGTCAACGGAAGCGGCAGCGGTTCGCTAACTGTTATCACCAACGGCTCTTTGAAGATATGGCAGTTGCAGTCAATTGACGGATATGTGGACATCGATTCGGAACAGATGAACTGCTTCAAAGGGACCGTTCTGAAAAACGATAAGGTTTCCGGGACAGGCTTTCCAATACTTGAGCCAGGCTCGAATACCTTTGTAATGACGGGCGGTGTGACATCTCTCACCGTGACACCAAGGTGGTGTACGCTATGATTCCTATTCTTTTCAAAGCGGACGCCACCAGTTTCGCCTCATTCGGCATCGGCGTTCTCCGCGACTGCACCTCGTGCGAGGTCACGGAAGAGCGGAACGGTGCCTATGAGTGCGTTTTCAAATATCCGACAAACGGGCAGTTTTATGCGGAGATTAAGACCGAACGGCTCGTCAAAGCAAAGCCCAATGACACCTCAAACGACCAGATGTTCCGCATCTACCGCATCACGACTCCGCTGAACGGTATCGTAACGGTGTATGCGCAGCACCTCTCCTATGATCTGTCCAATGTTGCGGCTCTGCAATGGTCATCGGAAAGCATCTCTCCGTCCCTTGCGATGGAGAGGCTTTTTGCGAATACGGCAACCGAACACAACTTCACCTGCCAAACGGACTACTCCGCGGCAAAACCATTCTCTGTGTCCAGACCGCAAAGCGTCCGCGCCTGTCTCGGCGGCACCGCAGGCTCGTTTCTCGATCTGTGGGGCGGCGAGTTTGAATGGGACAACTTTCTCGTCAAGCATCATCAGGGACGCGGTCAGCAAACGGGTGTGGTCATCGAGTACGGCAAGAACCTCACCTCGATGGAGCATGACAATGACAACACCGAAGTCTATACGGATATGCTTCCTTACGCGGTGCAGACCGCCGAAGACGGAACGGAAACCGTCATCACGCTGCCGGAAGTGCT